CATGACCAGGTGTTCTTTTGGGTTTGTTATACCCACTAAACTTTTCTTTACCTCTTGTAACTGTCATTTTTTCTTCTTTTTAGCTGTTTTTGCTGCTTTTTTAAAATCTGAGGCACTTGGAGCACCTTTATCTCCAGCTTTTCTCATCTTTTCTCCACTACCAGCCGCAATACGTTTCTTTTTTGCAGCAATATTGGCATATAAACCTTTTTTCTTTGGTCTTCCTTTTTTACTTCCGTAGCTCCCTTTACCTTGAGGCATGGTTTTAGTAAATTCTGTACCCAGTTTGACCTAAAGTTTCAGGTTTTGCCAAGTTGAACTGTTGTAAACATAAATACCCGAAAGCATCAAAAGCATGATCAACACCAAGATTTTTATTCGGTAAACCTGTATTTGGTGCATAAGTCAGCGTCCTCAATGACTTTATTAATTCCTTACATCGTGGGTGAATATAAGTTCTTCTGATGCTATTTGCATCAAATAAAGCAGTATTAACAGCCGTAATCTTATCTCTAATCTTCCAAGGTGCTCTAGGGCTTGAAACATTAAATCCACTTCGCCGCAAAATACTGTGGTCAGTCGCTCCAACACCAGAAGTCTTTCGTGCTCCCCCTGTTGGGTCGGGGCAAGCTATTACTCGCCTATCAATTCCATACCTTCTTGTAACTTCTTCGGCAAAATCCCATGTGGTCGCCCCTCCTGTCATTATGATCTCGTCAAATACATATAAAGTATCGTCTTTCTTTACTGCACATATACCTGACATTGGATCTACGTTAAAGTCAACTCCTAGCAACAACGGAGCGATACTAATGTCTTTCGCTTCAGTAGAAATATTGTCATCACCAAAACTTACTGCCACTAATCCACTTAAATTTTCAAAACTTGCTTCAAATTCTTGCCTAAATGTTCGCCCGTCTAATTGTGCTCTAGCTGCTTCAATTTCTTCTGCTGGTACATTACCCCCCTCAATTGTCGTATAACACCATCTCATCCAATCCCCCGTTTCATCTTCTTCGCAATAACACCACAAATCATAAAACCAACTAGCTGTACCATCAGGTGTACTAATAAATAATGTCCACCCCTGTTTATCTGCTAACGCTGGACGTATTACCTCGAACCAAACACCAGCATCCATAAATGCTGCTTCGTCTAAAACTACTCCAGCCAGACTTCGACCTCTTAATGCCATCGCATTTTCTGTTCCTTTTAATTCAATTACTGAATCATTAATTAACTCAATCTTCAGGTCTGATTCGTTTTTAGATTTGACCCATATCTGTGGCACTAGCTTCTTTAAAGTCTTCCATGCAATATCTTTTGCCATCCGATAAGTCGGAGCACAATAGAAATATGTTTCACCTGGCCGTTCAATAGCAGCTCTTAATAATTCAACACAACTTAAATAACTTTTGCCAAATCTTCGCCCTGCTACTAACACCCTAAACCTTTTTCGACTGCTAAATACTTGCCCCTGCGTCCATCTTAAATCTAAATTTTGCTTGTTTTTTACTGCCATACTCTAATACTAATACTTTTCTTTTGTACCATAACCCCCCTTGACTCGACTATTTCTCTGTTTAAAAGCTATTATCTTTATATCAATAGTTATTCCGTGATTAACTGTGACCGATTCGGCAGCTAAATTCGACCCTGAATACTTCAAAGGTTATATCGTCCCAGATGAAAACAAAATAGGCAAAACTGGTAAAAGGAGTGCGATTCTGAAGGATCAAAGGATTCAAAGACTTTATAAAAGACAGCTAGAGGGTCTTCCTGTTAGGCAGTTGGTTTTAGATCATGCGTCGAAAGAGCACATTGCTGAAAATACAGCATGGCAAGATTGGAAGGCTGTTAGAGAATGGAGTAACAAGGATTGGGAATTTGATAAAGAAGACCTCATCCCCCGTCTTCAACATTTAAGAATTAATCTCTTCTATCGGGCAGTTAAAAAAGGTCAACTTCAAACTGCTGCTCAAATATTGGACTCATTAGGCAAGGTTGTTGGCGAATCAGTCGAAACTATTCACCTCAATGCACCTGAACTAAACATAAGAATTGAAGATAAGAAATAATATTCTATTGATGTAAAGAATAGTTCTTTTTTCAGATAATATTGTAGGTTCAGAGGGCCTTGTTTGAGGCGTAGCGATTCGCAACGTCTACCCCCTACTCGACGTCGTGATAACAATAGTCTACTACTCTATAAATATAGACGTAAGTATTAAATACGTCTACTAAGTAGTCATCGTTAGAAAAATATTTTATAAAAAATATTAATTAAATATATTTGTGTTTACTAATTGTTTTTATTACACTAATAACCTATAATTAATAATATATATATATTAGTTTGAGCAGCATTTTTTGATTTTTAATTCTCAACTGCTTAGCAGCACTAACCAAAAATTAAAATCATTACTTTCTGCCTCACTATTGTATATACACTTAAAAACTATCTTCCTAGCTATTGCTAGCGACTCTCACAAATGCCAGAAAGTTTAACTATTCCTATTCGGTGGGGAGATTTAACACCAGCGCAACAGATTCAATTCGTTAATACCATCAACTGTGTTGCAAGGTGGTCTATGTCTTATGAGATAGAAGAGCAAAAGGACAGAAGAGAATCTATTAAGAAAGAGATTAGAGTCTTATCTAATTTATTAGAAGAAAGACCAGTAAAACAAATTTACACTAATTGAACCAATGGTAAATCTATATAAATTTCCTTTATCTGTTCTACTGGAAACAATGCCAGAAAAAAGAAAGCAGATTCTAGACACTATTCAGAAAGACCACCTTACAAAACTTTTAAAAAGATGACCACACTTAAAGAAAATTCAACTAAAAATTTAGTTTGGTTTCATGCTTTATCTCTTAAAGATAAAGAGGCTTTAGTTAATGAGATAAAGCCAATACATTATGCAAGTGTCTATCATGACGAGCTTGTGAGAATACAAAAAACAATTAAAAACTAGAGAGATTCAAAACAATGCCAACAACAACAAGCGCACCAAAAACAAAGGAAACATCTATCAAGATTAGTGCAGAAGAAATTCTCACTAATCAGTTAATAGAATTTTTTGAAAAGGGTAACACCTTTAAAAAAGATTGGAACACTACAACGAAAGGTAAATTAATCAATGCCCAAACATCGGCAGAATATAACGGGTCCAATGTTGTTTTACTTATGATGCATCAAATATTAGGTGGTTATCCACATAGTATTTATTGCGGATTTGGTCAGGGTAAAGCTTTAAAACTTAAGTTAAAAAAGGGTAGTAAATCGGCAAGAATCTTAATGCCGATTTTGCATAGTGAGGATAAATTAGACCCTGAGACAAAAAAGCCAATTTTAGATGCTTTAGGCGATCCAGTAAAAACAAATTGGATGACATATAAAACCGCTTGTGTTTTCAATATCGATCAATTCGAGGATTCAGAACAAAAACAAAAAATTCTAGATAAGTTTGTATCTCCACCAGAGGCACAAGCTCAAAGCTTTAAGGATCACAAGCCGACAGAAAAACTCATTAATTCTTATATAAAAAGAGAATCGATTGATGTTTTTTTTGGTGGTAATTCTGCTTTTTATACTCCTAATGCTGATACTGTCACGATGCCAGAAAAGGAACAATTCACAAGTCAATGTGGATTTTACGGGACTTACCTACATGAGCTAATCCACTCGACTGGCTCAGCTAATCCAATGAGGTTAAACCGTAAAACTTTAACCGATCCAAATACTAATAGAAAGTCATACGCTACTGAGGAGTTAATCACAGAATTAGCCGCAGTAAATCTTACTCATGAGCTAAAAATAAGCACTATAGATAAAATTCAAAACTCAGCAGCATATTTAGAAAGTTGGATTAAGACACTTAAAGCAGACAAAAAAATATTATTTAAGTTATTAACACAATCAAATAAAGCAATTAAATATTTAAAAGGAGATATCAAAAAATGAAAAATAAATCTTTAATATCAGGTAAAAGGGGAAGTAATAAACTTCCCTTAAATATCATTATTTTTTCAAATACTCCCGCAGGTCATACATGCGGGATAGGTGCAAAAAATTGTAAAACTTGTTGTATTCAAAAGGACGGCAAGAGACAATTAAAAACTTTTAAAGATACTGAGTTTTTATGTTATGCCTCATTGAGTGAGCTCCGCTATCCCGCAGTAGCTGCTAGTAGGTGGGCAAATTATCGATTGATAATGAAAGCAATTAAAGAAAATAAATTAGAACAATTAATTATAGATAGTATAAAAGGTTTACGCTCCAGAAAGTCAGAATACGTCAGGTATCACGAAAGCGGGGATATAATCAATAAAAACCACTTAATAGGAATAAATAACGCAGCAGAATATCTCTATAAAGAATATAAATTAATCTCATATTTATACACCAAGTCGCTCCCATTATTTGACGGGTTTAAGGTTAGTAAAGGTTTAAGGGTAACGTGTTCACTTGGTGGAATACACGACCAAGAATATTCAAATTTATTTGAAAAAAAATGTAGGGTTATATATTTACCTGACGAGTCAAAAGGTCAACCGATTGACCATAACGATTATCATGCTTATTCAGACTTTAAAGGTACGTTCTGCCATTTAGTACACGGTGGAATACAAACACCAAAAGCAAGAGCAGCGATCCAGCAAAGAAAAAAAGCAGGTTTATTTGTTGGATATTCTAAAAAAACAAAACAACTACAGGAGGTTTTAAAGTGAGTAACCCTTACAGTACAGCAGCATTAGAGGATGCTTTTGAAAATAGACCAACTGAATATTATTATTATATTCAAGCTTATAAAGGCAAGTTAACTAAAGATTGGAATAATGATGTATACAATGACTATGTATTTAATTTAGATGATGTACTTGAATTAATAACATTACATCATAGAGATAATTTAAAAATATTAGTGAGTAGACACTATGAAATATAGAATTATTTTTCATCTTGAAATAGATGCAAAAAACTTATTAAATGATCTTGAAATTGATTACACTATTAAAGATATTTTAAAAGATAGTGAACAATATCAATTTCAAGATAGGTATTGTGTAGTAATAAAATACTGCAAAAATTTATCATTAAATTTATCTGATGAGAATCTATGCAGTAAATTATTAGGAAATGAGTTTAATGAATATTTAGTATATACAAATAGAGTATTTTAAACTCTATTTGTATGATGATTTAATTCAGTTTTCATAACAACTATTTTACCCATAAGTGTCTGATACTTAAGCATTTTAGATGTATCAGGTTTTAATTTAGCCATTTCAAAACCTAGTTGAGTACCAATGATATTATTTATATCATCTAGTTCGTGAATGTCTAATTGTTGCATACCTTCAGTTGAATGATTGTCAGGAAAGAAAGAGTCCCAATTGTTACTTAATGAATCGAGTAATCCATTTTTAATGGCAGACATAAGCTTGTTAATTATTGAATACTATATTATATTAGAGTATCAATAACAATAAAGCAACTAGATGTCTGGGCGATCCACTAACACTGAGCATAATAGAAGGATTAAAGAGATTAAATATTTAATCGATACAGGTTGCAGCAAACAAGTCGCTGAGTTGATCATGTCTGCTAGATATAAAGTTAGTCGAGAAGCATCTAGAAACTATCGTATTAAGGCAGAAGCTATTGAAAGCGAACCAATAACAGAAGAACAGATAAATTATTCAAGTTCAATTAATCGGCTTTCAATTGCTATTGATAACACTCTGCACGATTATTCAGTAGCTGACGATCCAGAAACAAAGGATATTTATGGCAGAAACTTAGATAGGCTTGTAAAAAGCTTGGAACGATTAAGTAACTTAGCTGGTACGTTCATAATAGAATCCAAGTATTAACGCTGTTTTTGCCAAGTATTTTGTATATGTTTATTTTTATTGTTGACAATAGACTAATTTTATTACTATATTAGAGAAGTAATTAAGTGATACGTGGTTCCATAGCCCCGATTAAGTTTGGGGATTCAGGTGTAAGCGATTCCCTATGGGTAAATTTGGGCATATAGGTGAAACCTTGCAGATGCCCCACTTCCTTAATTACACCCTTTTCTTTTTTTCTCATGGAAGACATTACTAAAGAAAAATCTTATCCGTTTTTATCAAGTCATTACACCAATGTATTGGCACTATCAAAACTCTTTTGCATTATCGGCGAATATCCAGCGATCCAAAAACAAATACAGGAGATCTGGCCATCTATTAAAACTTGCAGCCACATCACTAATGACATGACATTAGATGAATGCCTAAAAGCTTTTGATTTAAATATTGAAGAGGCTGAGACAATGCAAGATGAATGGGAAAATTAACATGACTAGCTACTGTCTCAAATGCCAATCACAAAATATGTCCTATGGCGAACCACTAGTGAAAGAACAAGCACTTTCTATAGAGCTTCCTATGACATGTAATAAATGCAGACATAAATGGATAGACATCTATACCTATAACTCTTCTCAACTTCTTTCTGATACTGATTATGAATGACCAAATTATGAATGGCTCTGGCCAAGGCTTACGCAGATTCAAAATTGAAAATGGTGTGAGAGTTTGGCTCGACAAACCATTAAATGATGAATGGAAAATTCCGAAAAAAGAAGACCTAAACGCTCCAATCAAAAACATTCTTAACCTTACGGGACAACTTCAGCCACTAGACCAGCTCTATACCATCAAAGAATGTTTAAAAGCTTTACTTGATAAAGAAAAAAAAGTTCACATCATGAATGAAACTTTTTGTACTGGTCAAACTGATGATTTGAATGAAGCTTACGATTTAATGACTGCTATCTATGATTACGATCCAACTCCACAACATCTTTGGGATAACTCTGGTGGTGAACCTCCTGTCACTTTGAATGAAATGTATAACCAAGCTTATAAGGAAAAATATGGACTATGAATGAAGTAGCTCACCAAAAATTAATTAGAGACAAAATGCAAAAAGAGGATGCTTGGAACCTCTTTGGTGAATGGTGGAAAGACGTTGATACTGATATTAAAAAAGCTGTCGTCAAACCTATTAACTTTATTACTGCTTCAAACTTAATTAAAAAATATGAATGGCTTGGTTGTATGCCAGCTATGGTCAAATACTGCTATGGAATTTATTTTGATGGAAATTTAGGTGGTGCTGTCGTTTACAGCACTGAATATATTGAAAACTTAGGGCATTGGGATAAATATGATTATACAAATAAAATTATCCTTCTTTCCAGAGGTGCTTGTGTTCATTGGGCGCATCCTCATAGTGCTAGTAAATTAATTACTTCCTCTATGAAATTGCTTCCGAGCCAATACAAAATAGTTACAGCTACTGTTGATGAACACGCTGGAGAAATAGGTACTATCTATCAAGCTTGTAACTTTACTTATATAGGCTCGATGCGTGATAACAATCCAAAAGTTAATAGTAGAAAAAATGACAGGTTTGGAGTCAAAGTCAAAGGCAAACTATATGGTGCTAGATCTATTAGACAAAAAATAGGTACGCAAAAAAAAGAAGAGATCTTAAAATATTTTCCTGATGCTGAATTTGTTCCTCAAGCTAGTAAAAAAAGATATTTTTATTTCTTAGGTACAAAAACAGAACGTAAATATCATAAAAAACAAATTGAAAATCAAATTAAACCCTATCCAAAAAGAAATTTAAAATGAATGGCAAAATTCTTCTTTAAATTGTTCCAACCTTTCTTCAAATAACAAACGACCCCCTGCTAATTCCAAGGTATTCATTTCAACCTCCTGTAATCCATTTTTTCTTGCAATAACTATTAAAGCACTTCCTACTTTTATACCTGTCATACGCTCTAATCCCCATGCATAAGCACTTAATTGAAGCCTGTAATCATCTAACCATGCGTCAGGTTTAGGTTTTAATGATCCACTAGTCTTAAAATCTAATATACATAAATTTCCATTCCTCTTATAGTCAATCAATGCGTCAGAACAACCAGCATATCCAACATCATTATGAATGGAAAATTCTGAGGCATGAATGGCCGCTACATTTTCCTCTATCCAACTGGCCAGATTTGTCGCATACTTTCTAGCTGTCCAATGGACAGTTTTTTCTCTTTTAAGGATCTTTTTGATTGCCCATTTCGTTGTCGCCTCTGGCCCTCTATATAATCCATCTTCATATTGTATCCAATTCCCTTTTTCGTTACAAACATGTTTGTTAATTTTGGCAGCAGATTTAAGTACATACTCACAATGCTCATGGCTGATTGTTCCTCGGTTTTGAGCAAGTTCTAGTTCATCAGCACTCCCAGGGCGGGATTTCCAATTTTCTAGTGATCTACGCTTGGCTTCGGGAACTGTATTACTTAATATCGTAGTGACTGAATAATATATATTCCCTTCTGTATCTTTATATGTCCGCATTGCTTGCGAATCATCACGCTCCAACGAACTTTCTCTTAATGAAGCCAGTAGGTCTTGGCGTTCTTCTACTACTGGTTTCATTAGATACTCTTTCCCATAATTAAAATACTATGAATGGCGTTTTTTGTCATCGGTATATTTTAGAACTCTTCTGGGATTCTATATCTCTTAGCTTTTTCCTTTAACCCATCAATCTGCTTTGCTATGCCATGAAGATAACCTAGATCTTCCATTTTTGTATTTATGCCTTCCAATGAAGAGCTATGGATTGATACACCTAGAGCAGCAGTTTGATTAAGGCTACAAGTAAGATCTTCAAGTGATTTAGCTATCCTGTCTAAATGAGAAAGCAAATGTTCTGTTTGTTCTGGAGTCATAGTTCTTTTTTCCAAAGGATAGATGCAGTTGGATATGTTGTTTTTACTTTGCTCAATGCTTCTTCTTTAGTAACGCCCCAAGCTCTTAAATTAAATCCTTGTCTCTTTGGTTCACAAACCCAAAACAAATGAAGCTTTGGTACTGGTTTTGGATTTGAAGCAATGGCACTTGTGTAATAAATCATTAATAAAAAGCAAAAAAAATGAGCCTATTAAGTTTCCTTAATAAGCTCGTTTGTTATTTATGAATCGCCTTCAGGATTGAATGGATCTCCTCCAAGAACTAACTGGTCTATATCAAAACCAGCTTTTTTTAGATCTTCCCATTCATCTGCAATCTTTGCATCCTTATCTTCATCCTCCTCTCTATCAATAATGTTGAATGTGTATTTTGTAAATCCATCAACAGCTTTATGAAGAGTGCAACTAAATTCAGAGTCCAAACCAATACCCTTACGATATTTTTTTAAACCTGTTTCTCTAATAATTTGTTTTGAAATACTAGGCTGACTAACTTCAAATATTTGAATGCAATTTTTATCTAAATTAAAAATAGGCCATACATAACAATGAACAGCAGGACTGTCAGTAACATTTTTCTTTAGACCTAGCTTGTCGTTGTCGTACTGACATTTTGAACGTCTATATGCACCACCCATTGCAGTTAAGATTTCTTCATTAGAAGGTGGCTGATCTGTAATAGCAAAACGAAATGGTAACGCCTTTCCATCAGAAACATTTTCTCCAAATGCTTGCCAATATTCAAGAGGATCTTCCTCTAAAAAAATAAATTCAATTTCTTCGTTATTTTCAATTTGATTAGGACGAAAATACCTGTCAGCAGAAGAACTTTTATCAGGTTCTTCAAGAGCTTTTTGATACTCTTTTTCTGCTACATTTGAAAATTTCATGGTTAGAAATCGCTGTTAGTAAATGAAAGTTAATTTGAAAGTTAAAGCGTAAATTAAGATTTACACAATATTATTGTAATCCCTTGACCAAGATTATGCAACCGTGCTTAAAATAAAAAAACGCTCTCAACTTCGTCTAAAGTTAAGAGCATTGGTTAACTATCCTATTTGGATCATACATGAATAACGATCACTTAACAAAGCCTTTGGTAGAGGGGCTAGTCTACGCTCCCATCTACAAAAAAGCTGCTTTAATGCAGTCAGGAAAACCTGCTACAGGAAAGAATCCTTTTGAAGAAAGTTATGACAGAGAATTTGGCCCTGCTGATGTAGCCATTGCATTAAAGAAAAATTCTGACTTGCAAGCAGTTGGACTTTTTACTGGTATTAGAGGGAAAGGAATCGTCATTCTTGACGTTGATAAAAACCTCAGAAAGCTTTTAAAAGTTTGGGGTAACACTCTTGAAAACGCTCCAAAAGTCACAAGCCCTAAAAAGAATGCGGCTAAATACATTTTTCGCATTCCTGAACACCTTTGGGGTGAGGTTAAAGGTCATGGATTAAGAGAAGAATATGGCGGTGAGTATGAAATCCTTTGGAACAATTCCAGACAAGGCGTAATCAATGGTGCTTACCCAGGCCATAGCCGTAGTAAGACACCAGAAGGTCATTATCTATTGAATGGTGACTTGAATGCGGTTCCAGAGGCTCCTGCATGGCTCATAGCAGAGATGAAGGCTCCTCCAAGAACGAACCAGAAGAGAAAAGATATCGATTTCTCTGATCGGACTCATGATGAAATTATTCAGATCATTGGTGATTGTTTAAGCGTTATTCCTCATAAGGGTGCAGGTAGTAGAGAGCAATGGGTTCAAATCGGTATGGCAATTAACTCTGCTTTACCTAACGACATGGGTTTAGCACTTTGGTCAGGTTGGTCTGCTCAAGATCCTGATTACGCTAATGAATGGAATGAATCTGATGATAGTCACAATCCTTGTGTAGAACCTTGGTACTCCTTCAAAGGAACTGGAGTTGGACTAGGAACTTTAATCTGGTTAGCAGACAGGGAGGATCCCAAGAGGACTCGATTTCCAGACGACATTGCCAAGATCGTTAAAGCGGCAGAAGAGAAACAGATCCAAGAGATCAGAACCACTGTTCTTGATTTCAATGAAGTGGTTAAACGAGCCAAAGCAATCCTCGATTTAGATAATCCAGCAGAAGTTAATTACAAACTGAATGCTTTATCTCTTCAAGCTGGTTATAGAGATCAAACAGCAATTGAAAAAATTATTGTTGATCAACTTGCTTACGAGAATCAAAAAGGTATTTTTTCTGCTGAAGATTTAATGAAAATGGACATCAAACGTGAATACTTGATTCCAGATTTACTTCCATCACCTTCTGTTGTTTTGATTTATGGAGCAGGTGGTGATGGTAAATCTATGTCTGCTTGGACTCTTGCAAAACATGTTTCTACAGGGGAGCCTTTTGTAGTTAGAGGTAGTCTCGTTCCAATCAATAAAGGGCCAGTTCTTATCTTGAATGGCGATCAGCCTTTAACTCAGCTAAGAGAACAGCTTGAAGAAGTTGACTATCCAATTAATAAAAATACAAAGATCCTTACTGATTGGCAGCTTCAACGCTATGCCCAGTTCGTTCAACTGATAAGAGATCACGAGCCAAAACTAGTCATCATCGACTCTTTAATTGGTTGCAGTGGTGGTAAAGCTTTTGATGAAAACAAGTCTGACTTTGCAACGCCTTTGTATTGGTTAACCAGAAACAATGGCAATCTCTTTCCTAAAACAACAATTCTGATTATTCATCACGCTAATAAGAACGGTGGTTTTAGAGGAACTTCTGCAATCAGAGATGCAGTTGATGAAACATGGGCTTTATCCAAACCTTCAGAAGAAGAAGCTTCAAGAGTTGGTAAATTTAGCCGCTTGATCACAATTGAAAAATCTCGTCAAGGTCGAATGGGTACTCAGCTTTTAATGCAGATGCAAGATGATCTGACATTTACAATTGCTGATCACACTCCTGAAGTTGAATCCGAACCAACACCAACATCTGTCACAGGTCGAGTTCTTCAACGGCTGAGAATAGTTTTCCCTCAGACAAGAACTACAAATGAACTTGTTGACGACCCAGTATTAGAGGGAAAACCTGCTGCTGTTAGGAAGTCTGTTCAACGATTAGCTAAGAGAGGATTGATTGAAGCAGTCTCTAACGATCCAATAGAATATAAAGCTGTCCTCGCACGGGGAGAGGGTCAAAAAACTGTCCTATCTCCTCAAAATCCAGTGTTGGAACGGGATTAGGCATGGGACACAGGCATAGGACAACGCAAAAGTGTCCTATTGCCTTGATGAATGGGACACATTACAAATGTCCTACAGGTATGTCCTATACCTAAACGCTGTACTGGAACGGGTTCTGCCCAAATAGGACACTTTTCTTTATATCCCCACGCACGAGGCACATGACTGCTATTACTTTCTATCAACATTCAGACAACTCAGCTCCTATGGCTCTTGTCAGATATTCCATTGTTGGTGGTGACAATAAAATTACTGACGTTCAAGAATTAAGATATGAGTACACAAAAGCTCACTTATCTGAGTTGCAAGAAGAGATTACGACTGCAATTGAATGCGATATTGAAGTTTTAATTTACACAAGACGCAATTTAGAAGATTTCCCAGAATTAAATGCGTACTTGGAATCATTAGGCTATTATAGTAAAAATTAATAACAAACAATTATATGAGCGAAAAAAGTAAAGGTCATGGAAATCGAAAACATTTGCAAGTTTTAGTCGCTCCAAACAGAGCAAAACTATTTGAAAACTATGCAATTAATGTTTTAAAGAAAAAACCAAGTGCTTTGCTTAGAGATATTCTTTATGACTTTCTAAGCAAAAGCATTCCTCCTCAAGAATATGAAGAAGCACGAATTTTAGACGATGAAGATTGGAAACAATCTGTTCAAAACAGATTAGAAGGAAGAGCTATTGCAAAAATAGTCAGTAACATCAGGAAATCAAATATTACTGGAGATTTTGAAGACGATGAAACGCTTCTTTGATTTTTTTGGATCGTTTTTCGTTTACAAAAGTCCTGAACCATATCAAGGTTTTGCAAGATTTCTTGAAACTTTACCTTCAAGAGAATTAAAAGCTTTAGCCGAAACACAAGCTCATTACAGCAAAAAAAGACTTGTACAAATTTATTTACTAAAAAACAATTATGACAACAAGTTCAACAACTCCAAAATTCAAACTAAATGATCAAGTAAATAAGAAAAAAAATACAGGAGTATATCTTTCTATAGGAGGTGCTGTTGGAACGGTTATAGAGATAAAAGAGAAGTATAATGTCAGAGGTCGAATTTGTTATTACTACGATGTTAAATGGCCTGATGGAAGAAGATCAGAACATGCTCAACATATACTTGTTCCAGCTCCTTAATTAACGCTATATTTAAACGGTCTGTATAGACAACAAAACCTCCTGCAATGGGGAATACAGGAGGCTTTGTTTTTTCTTTTTCTCTGAAGCAAAGAGGCGACCTATAACCTCCTATTGTAACTATAACCTTAATAATTTCTCAAGCAAGTTCTTATTGGGTCGCTTTGCTGGAGTTGTTGCACAAGCTAACTTAGCTCTTAATACATGAATCTCATGTAAACAACCAGAAATAAAACGAGATTGTTCATGGTTTTGTCTTGTTATTGCTTCTGAATATCTTTTTACTTCTTCAATATCATTAGAAGATTGAATTTGTCTAATATCTTTTTCCATGCTTAATTCCTCCTCAATACTAGGAGGTTTCAGCAGATCTACTAATACAGCCATCTCGAATGGAATTTCTTCTTTTTTCATCTTTTTCTTTTAGTTTTAGCAATTTTTCTTGACGCTGAAAAGCTCTAAATTGTTGTCTTCTTAGTTTTTTGCAATGAGGGCAGTCACACAATTCCATCAAAGCTATCAAGATCTGCTCCTTTAGAGGCTAATCCAGTATATAAACCATGTTGTGGATGATCATATCGATGCCTCCCATCAAGAATGTACCAGCGTTCCATGTTTAACATTCTTTGACGGTCTTCTTCTAACCATTCAGTCTTATACATACTCATTGAAGTTTTAGCGTTCGATTAGGCCATAGTCTAACTTCTATAAACTCAACGTCCTCTGAAGTAAGACTGTTGTTACTTTGTTCTGTTGCAGATTCAAGTACCCAGAGAGTAAAGCGTTTCCCTTGCTCGCTGTTGAAGAATAATTTTTTCATTGGTAATTTTCATAGAATTGATTAAAATATTTTTGTACTTCACCCCCAACTGCAAGCATTAACTTTTTGGTTATTGGATAGCTATTAAACCCTTAGTTTCGTAGAGGACGCTAAGGGTTTTTTAGTATCTACTGCCCACGCCAGTTTCTTGGTCTAACTGAATCAAGCCTTACTAATTCTTTGTCTATGGCATTAAGGCGATGAAAGATCTCACGGATGTCGCCTTGCCTTTTATTAGACCTGTTGCCTAAAACCATCAGCAACGCTGACACCATAGCACCAATTAAAGCAGCAGCAATTTCAGACATTTACGTTAGGCCATGTTCCTTGCTGGATCTTAATCCATTGCTTTTGTGCCTCTATAAGATCAGGCTTTGATGTATTTGGATCGTTAAGGACACTCCATATTTCAATTCTGTTATTAATAGATTCAACAGTTATGCCATGAGACTCGGCTATTACTTCCTTTTGTGCCTGAGAAAGGAATTTCATTACTTTTTAACCATTTATGACTAATGTAGTTATGTTTTCTAGTTTTTCCGCATGGCCGAAACAAAAGCAGACGAACCAAAAAAGAAGAATCCTCTGCAAAAGTTAAAGGAGGGCTTGGATGACAAGGAAGAACAACTGCAAGTCTTGTCTACATTTGTGCGTTTGGGAGTTGTTGTCTGGAGTGGATTTATTTTGACTTTAAATTACGTTACGATTCCTGGTCTAGGTGAACAAGAACGCATAGACCCGACCTTTATCGCCAGTGTATTTACAGGAGCCCTGGCGAGTTTTGGCTTGGAGACAGCAAAAAAGAGAGGTGATGGAACGTATAAAGCTGACGAAGAAAAGAAAAAGGCAGAAGCAGCAGGAGGCTTTGCTAATGGTGTTCCTTATACCATTATCAAGGTTGAGACTCCTATAAAGTTAGTACCAGATAAACCACGCATTGATCCTATTTCTGGAAAGGAAGTAGATCCACAAACAGGCAAGCTTACATGAAACACTTTCTAATCCTTCTGTTGTTAGCAGCTCCAGCCAATGCTGACATAGCAATCAAACACACAGCTTCAACAAGCTTGAAAGTTGATGGAGCAGCAGTACAAGCCATTAGAGTTCCATCTACTTACGCTGTCTCTGGTAACAACATGAAAGTTACTACTGGAGAGCACTTTGGAAAGATAACGGCAGGATCAGCTACAGCAGCTCCAACACTTGATGTTGGTGTGTACGAAGTTAATACTGTCGGATCGGCATTTTCGTTTTCTGAAAGTTGGTTGCAAGGTGACGCTATCCCTGCAATAGGAAGTGGTGTAGATGTATCCACGGGAGTTGTCAGTGACATGCCTGCTTTTGGTAATACAGTTGTCACCTCTGGAGGTGTAGCAGGAAATCTTGCTGGAACAGTAACTTCTGCTGGAATTGCAACTACCGTTGCTGGAGGCGCAGGTACAACTGGAACGGCTCAATATTCATCAGAAATAACTATTAAATAGTGTATAAAATATATAAGTTATTACTGCTTATATCTGTTGCAGGGACTAGCGTTTCTGCTGTTCCTGTAGTACCTACATTTTCTACAGGAACTTTAAACAGCAGACAGGAAACTAAGACTGTAGTCACTGAAACTATAACTTCGGTAGATCATAGATCAGGCTATGAATACGTGGTTTCTGGGCATAATATCGAACCACTAAATACAAATACTATTTCACCTAAAGCTGTACTAAGTACACCTCAAACAATTGATAACATTACATTCACATGGACATCAGTAGATGTAACACCAGCAAACAAACCCGACTGGGGAATAAAAACGGCTGGCAACGCTTTCAGTTTTACAGAAAGTCTAGCCCAACCTGGACTCCAAAATGTAACAACAATAAACCGAACCACAACAACAGATTCTATTGTGGAATCGGTATCTGTCTTTACTCAATAACATTTAGTCAGCCAACATTTGCAAACTCAACAACAATAGCATCACCTTCAGCTACATCACAGGGGTCAGTAATTAACCAGGGTATTCAGGTGCAAAGTGGTAGCTTTATGTTTCAAGAAGTAGGTGATGGAATCCGTTGCAGTGGTACGACTCTTACAATTAATCCCTTTATTTCAAAAGTCAATACTTGGAAAGATCCTTTTGAACCAACGTACCAAGAAAATGTATATGACGACAGTACAGATGATGATGGTAATTTATTAAATCCTGGTGGAGTTTTATATACAAAGCCAATTAGAACTGGACAAGCTCGTAATAACTTGAGTTTTAACTATGGCATAACTGCAACCGTGGCAGTTCCACTAGATCGCCGCATGACCAATAACTGCGTAGCCGCAATGAATACCCGTATTAAATATTTAGAACAAGCATATAAAGCCAAAAAGCTAGATTACTCTCTTGGACGTTTGAAGGTATGTGCTGAGCAATTAAAGCTAGGTGTTGTCTATGCAAAAGATAGCCCTAGCTACGTTGTCTGTGAAGATGTAAGGCTAGTCAATCCTCCTAATACATTGCCAGATCACACTCATAGTATTGAAGTTACTTCCGAGACAACCTCTGTTCCTTTTTCCTTTCAGCGAGGGACTTTACAGGAGGTTTCTTCCCCCTAAGAGCTAACAGCTTTTTAGTTATTTTTTTAGAAAATGATTTAACTTGACCTTTTAGTTGTTTCTGAAAAAACTTAGCTATCGGTTGACCAATAACAGTTACACCAACAACTGATGTGATAGCAATAGCAGATGTATTTACGAGGACTGTAGGTTGTGGAGCGTAATTACCTGCAATCTCTAATGGGTTGAGTCCTTCCCATACCGTCTCACATTTACCTGTAAGCACATCTCTTTTCCATCCTTTAATCCTTGCAAGTCCTCCTTTACCTAACGAACCAACAGGAGTTTTAGCAAGTGTGTCTAAAGGTGGGCAAGGCAGAATATCTGCAATAAACTCTCCATCAATATCTGGAACTTTAAAATCTTGTTGCCCTACGTTGGTATCTCCCTCTTGGTTATCTTTGCCATCCTTTTCTTTCACTTTCTTTCTTTGGTTCCCTTTTAACTTTGGTATTGGTGGGACTAATTCTGGCTCGTCTGCTTTTACAGGCCCAACAGCAGATAGCCCGTCCCAGTCAATAGCCATGCTTTCGAGTGTTGGTACGTTTCCGTCGCAGACATAAAAATTTCCAGCAGGATCTGAAGTAACTAAGTTTTTATTTTTTAACGTCCTAGCCCTTACACAGCCAGGCATTTGAATAATTGGAAAGCCTATGTTGTTAGGCAATACAGCTTTAGGTGTAGGAATTATTGTTGTATCTATCGAAGCTTCAGGTATCTCCCTAACAGAAATATCTTCTATTTCCATTTAGCAGTCGTTCCATTGACCAGCAATATCGCTCGCAACATTTCCTACTTTATCTCTAGCAACTCCATAAAAAACACCAGCCAAAACAGGCCCGATTATTGGAACACTAGCTATGGCAGGACTTACAGAAACCGATCCAGCATCTGCAATCATCATTCCGTTGCTCCTACCTTGAGCTTGTTTTTCAATACATTCGATCTGTTTTGCCGTTAATTTGCCATCTGAGCCTTGCGGATATGTAATGAACTGAGCAACAGATTCTTTATGCGTATGTCTAGTCTTTACACCACCATTAAAGGTAGGAGCTTCGCTAGTTTCATACTGAAGCATTGTTTTTGGATCATGTTGACGGCTGGCAAAACTCCATTCTTCTGCACCATCAGCACCAGTTTCGCTTCTAATTTGAATTGAACTATATGGAGTGCTAGAAAGCTTAGCAATATCAGGGATGCCAGAATCTTTACGAGCCAATAAAGAAAGACTCATAAAGTTTGTAGCGATTAAACCACCTCCCAATACAAGAGAAGTTAGGCCGTTAAATGACTTGAATTGAATCATTTAGCAAACGGATTAACAGGGCCAGTACTACTTGGAAGAGTTGGCGTTGGCATCTTTACCATTGATTCTCTAACAACAGTTAAAGCCTGATCAACGATTTGATTGGTAATTTTTGTACGTTGTGTATAAAGAAGCGTACCACCACCTACTGCCACTACAAGAGCAGCAGTATTGATGTAAGTAAGGATTTTAATCATCCAAGTTCATCTATATTTGCTTGAACCAATTCCGCAGCTTTGGTTTCTAGCTGTACTTGTGCTTCCTTCCAAGCAGCAGCTCTTTCTTCTTGTTCTGCTTTAAGTTGCTTAACTTCTTGTGCAAGTTGATTGCGATCAGCCATAAAAATAATACATTGCCCTCAAATTATAAACCTACTGTCTATCCCTGACCTGTTCGGCCAGCACTAAGCATGGGCATACCAAATATAAGTTTTACCTGTTTTGTTTGTTTCTACATATTCATTTCCACTTGCTCCAGTTAAGTAGAACCCTGTAGAAGTTGGATAACCTACATCTTGAGGTTGATCGTTTACATTATTTGATTGAGCAGAATTCAAATCAAGTCTTAAATAAGGAACTAAGGTTAAAGCTTGTGTCCAGCCTCTAACTGTATCAAACACATACCAAGACCCATAAGATAGTGATTTAATTATTATAAATCTAGGTTGAAAACCTCCATCTGGAATTGTAATGGTTTGGCCTGAATTATTTCCTGAATAGTAGCCTAAAGCTGAAATTCCTTTGACACTGGCAAAAAGCATAGCTATATATTCTGTAGTACCACCTGAATTAACAGTATTATTATTACCTAACGTAAAATGAGTTGAAGTAGGAGCAGTGTCATTCCATGCCCCATCGTCGTCAGTTGGAAGAAAATCTCCATTATTTAATTTTTGATAATAATCTTCTGGATTAGTCCCCCCATTTAATCCTTTATGCCATGTAATCCAATCATCATTTGAATTTCTACGCTTAACCCACATCATTTCAGGTGCAACGCCCATGGAATGAGGCATTTGTCTACCACTCACTCCATTCCCTGAATAACACACCACATCAAAACCAGCGTGGCGTTTCCACATATATGAAATAGCCGTAGAATCCCATCCACTATTTGCACCCCATCCATCCATTTGATCGAATGTAAATGATGAATAAGCAGCTTCAGCAGCAGTAGTATTAGTGTAGAGATAATTCTTTGCAGTCAATCTACTTGCAGCACCCCAGTTGTATGAGCCAGTTGTATAAAATTTTTCTGTAGCGAAGTCAACAGGGAATCCACTTGTAAACATTTGAGTAGCACTACTGTTACCTTGATCTATAGCGAATACACCCGTACCAAGTTCGGGAGGCTTGCCAACGTAGCCATCTGATCTTCTCAGACACATATAGATGTAAGTATTACCACTCCCATTTCCTAAAGCGTGACTAGTCTGTACCTTAAATCCAGTAGGTGTTACATCAATATAACTACTGTCAAACTCTGCACTATTTGTGTTAGCACTTAATATTGCTTCATCACCATTTGAAACAATACCTCTCATAACATCCAAAACATACCAGTTATAAGAAGCAGAAGCGTTTTTAAACATGATCCATTGCGGCTCAAACCCGACATTAACTTCTAAACCTGCGGAGCCTGATCCAACATAACTACCGCACTTGATTACGGATTCCCCTGCGTCTCCAAAAACAAAACCAGCAGGGTCATCGAAGGGGCTATCTGTGCTTGCTGTTGGATTTCCATTAGCCGTAATCGTTCCAGGGGTTACGGTTGAACCTGTAGTAGATGAGTTATTGCAACATAAAAGTTTGGTATTCGTTATGTTTGTTAATGGCTCAGTTGGTGGTCTAAATGATGATGTATAAACTGCTGTTCCTTTGATTACACGGAAGTTGCTAATTTCACCCTTCATCACCGTTCCTGTTGTAGTCCCAGCCCCATTAAATTCTGCGCCTATATAACACTTCGATGTACCTGAAGTTGGAAATGCACCAGATTGACTAGCAGAACCAATCTCAGTTCCATTAATAAACATTCTTGCTGTACCTGAAGCTCTTGTGACAGCAAGGTGATACCATTGCTTTGCTTTTATGAACCCTGTGGAAGTTTGTATTATGAATTGATTCCCAACATAATAACCTATTAATCCATTAGAATTTATAAACAATTCTCCACCAGTATCATAACCACTAAGAGTCCAAATATTACGGTTGGAAGATAAGTCCTCTAGGTTTATCCAACATTCAACAGTAAAATCACCAGTCCCCATATCAAAATCATCACTATCTGCAAGACTTAAATAATCACCACTACCATCAAAATCAACAGACCTTGCAGTAGCTGCTGTGGACTCACCTCCTGCGAATACGTAGGCTACATAGGATTGACCATTACCATTTACCCCAGCGTTAGTTCCTACAGAAAAATGAGTAGCGGTTGGATCAGTGTTATTCCAAAAACCACTAGTAGAAGCAGCACTAGTATTATTTAATTCAAGTATTTTATTGTTTCCAACGTCTCTGTGATAACAATGCCATTCGTAAGTTTCAGTTAGACATTTAACGATTATAAAACCAGGGACACTACCTAACGAATGAGCAATAGTCCTGTTAGTAGAATTCCCAGAATAGGTAACAACATCAAAGAACCCAGATGCCTTGCGCAATGTCCATGAGGCGTACGTTCCTTGATAACTTGAATAGTCTAAATTTACAGTGGAACTTGATCCAACGCTAAAACCATTAGTATTAAAGGCTGAAAGAGTAAGATTAGAAGTTTGTTCTGTTGCATTTGAATCTGATTTTATATACTTTCCGGCACCTCTCTCCGTATCAAATAAAAAATGACCATTAGTAAACTGTCCAGTTCTTTGTTTTATCCATGTCATACCTCCTTCACCAGATAAATCAATTCCGTTGTTCATGCTTTGGGCTGATCCTGTTCCCTCATATAAAAACGTGCTGAAAATATCGTCAACGTAGGTCTTCGTAGCAACTGCACCTACACCTAAAAGCATTTGTTGAATAGGACTCATAATTAATCTCCGTGTTGTGTGTTAGTTAGTAGGTACATTTATGTCAACCCTGCACCTGAGATATAGGCATACGAACTTGACCCACCTTGAGTAAATATCAGAGTACACATTCCTCTAGTAGCAAGCGTTCTATTTCCTGTACTTCCATCAGCAGTATTATAAATAGTTAATCCGCTTGCTTGAGTTATGGTTTGATCTGAGCCACTATTACTAATAATAGTTACGGCATCACCGACAGCAAAAACATTGTTAGGGATGGTAACACCAGAACCAGTAATTATATGTTTACCAGCATCAGCAGCAACTAATGTATATGCCGAGCCTTGCATATTTTGAGGTATAGAACGCAGGTTGCCTTTGCTGTCTGATACCGTTCCAGCAAACGTGGCATTTTGTGAGCTATCTAAAGTTAGGGCTGTTGTCCCTCCAGTTACAAGTAATAAGCTGTCTCCTACTACTTGAACACGATTACCATCATTAGTGCTATTTGGGTCTTCAAGGACTATTGCTGCATGACTATCTGTTGATTCAAATTTGGCAACGAAATCACCTACAGTAGAAACAGAAAGGGCAGTTCCAGTACCATTTTGAATATTAAGAAAGTCTTGTGCTTGTATTGAACCAGCAAACGTGGCGTTATTTGAGCCGTCTAAAGTTAAACCGTCAACCCAAGACCCTGTTGAATAGTTGCGTATATTAAAATTACCGCTTGTATCTGCTTCTAATCCCCATTTATCTGCGTTATCATCTCCTTCGTCAGCATACATATAAACATTTGCAGTGCCTCCTTCAGGGCCTAAAACTTCTATTCCATGAGAAGCCGTGTTAAAAACTTTGATGTTGTCGTGATATAACTCTACGGCTCCGTTTGGTATAAGTTTTGCAAGTGTTTCTCCTGCTGGTGCTTGGAATTGAATAGGAGCAGAAGCGTTTGTAGTTTTAATAAAGTTTGTAGTAGAACTTGATTGGTGAAAGATTTCTAAATCATTGTCTGCGCCAAGTCTTAAAACAGCATCATCAGCAAATTCAAGAGCGTTATCTGACTTATCCCATACAACATTATTTGCTGCCCCAGAGAATTGAACATCACCATCAACAGTTAAACCAGTAAGCGTTCCAACAGAAGTGATTGCAGATTGAGCAGCACCCGTAACCGTTGCAGCACTTCCACTTGCATTACCAGTAACATTTCCAGTTAACGCACCAACAAAGGATGTAGCTGTTAACGCTCCAGAACTAGAGTTAAAGGTTAAATTACTTCCTGATTTAGCTCCTAGATCACCTGTTGCAGCAGTCGCAAATAATGGGAAACAAGTCGTATCAGATGATTCATCAGCAATTGTGATTGCCGTCGCTACGGCTGCTGTTCCACTTGTATCTTGATTACCAGCAGCGTTAACACCCGCAAGATTTATATTTGCTGATCCATCAAAGCTAACTCCACCAATCGTTCTAGCCGTTGCCAATGTCTTAGCAGTAGAAGCAATATTGCTATTTGCCTGAACGCTATTGCCCATGAATCCATGAGCAGAACATTGATAATGCAATATCTGTGGAGTCGTATCTGAAACAACTATCTGCGTGTAAGCACCAGCCGAACCAGCAGTCCCGTTAGTAGTAACGCCTGTTGTATAAGCAGTTGTCTTATCTGCTTCTAAGTAGAAACGTAATGGATGACCTGAGTTGGAGTTATCTGCCTGATCAAATACATAAGTACGTCCGGGTGTCAGGGTTAAAAACGGTGCTTCTTTACCACCAATCTTGTATCCAGAACTAGATCCAGTTCCGTTATATCTATGAGCACCAGTTTTAGTTGCAACAGTAACCGTTAATGTTTTTGAGTTGCCTGTATAAGTTGCACTTAAATTTGAAAATCCAACTAAAGCTCCATCATTGGTTAATGTTGCATCTCCTGTAAAAGTAGGACTTGAACTTGAACCTGGATCGACCCAAGATAAAGTTCCTGAAGCATCACTAGCTAAGACATAACCAGAAACAGCAGCGTCAGTAGCAGGAAGAGTAAGAGTAAAGCTACTTGCAATCGTGCCAGGTGATTGAAGAGCTATGTAATGTGAACTATCAGCATCAGCAAATCTGACATCAGATTGAGCATTAAGAGTTAAATTTCCAGTTAGCGTTCCACCTGCAAGAGGAAGTTTTGTTGAGTCAGTGGCAGAGTCCGTTGCCCATTCAAGTGTTGTAGCTGTAGAGCTACTTTTGAGCACTTGACCAGTTGTAGGTGCAACAGCAGGAAGAGTTAAAACAATATCTGCTGATTGTGCTTGTGCTTTTAAGCCTGTGTAATTAGCTCCGTCACCATCTGCTTCACTTAGCCTTATTTCTTTTGCATTATCAATCGTCAAATTGCCAGTCATTGTTCCACCAGTTTTTGGTAGAGCAGCATTGGCAGTAGAAGCAGCAGCATCAGCAGCATCTTTGGCTGTCTTTACAGCAGCAGGAGTAGCAGCCGTAGTAGCAGAAGTAGAAGCTGCACTATCTGTTAACTGAAGAACACCAACAGCACTTGTCGTTCCAGTAGCAATTTTGCTACCAGTAATTGCAGCCGATCCAGAAATATCAGCATCAACAATGACTCCAGCAGCAATAGCTGTAAGTCCTGCATTATTAATAGAAATATCTCCTGTAACTGCTACTGCTGTTGGCACGTTTGATCCGTTACCAACAATGATTTGAGCAGCAGTAACATTTGCTAGCTTGGTAAGTGCAATTGCAGCAGAGGCATTTATATCAGCGTTAACAATTGTTCCATCAAGCAACATTGTGCTTGTAACAGTTCCAGTATCTCCGCTTGTAATTACTGTTCCAGTTGTGTCTGGGAAAGTAATAGTTTTATCTGATGATGTTGGATCTGCAACTGTTAATGTTGTTTCATAAGCATCAATTGTAGATCCTTCAAATACAAGGCTTCCAGTATTACCAATTAACACTTGACCTGTAACAGTACCACCTGAAAGTGCTAATTTTTCTGTTTCTAATTCTTGAATTGCATCTTGTACATTAGTTGCACTAACTTGACCATAAGGTGTAAAGGTAATATTGCTTGCTACTTGTCCTGCTACTGTCTGCGAAAGATCAACTTCGTTCCAACTACTTCCTGCTGAGTTTGTAATACCTAAAACATAATCAGGAGGTGCTAAAGCAACAACTGGAGCTGGAGCGCTTGGAGTCCCAGAACTTGATACAACAACATAAACGCCATCCGTGGTAGCACTTGGAGTAGGTAAGTTAGATCCAACTGATAAACCAGCCGCAATTCCTGCGGAGGTAGTCGCCACCATCTGGCTTGTGCTTGCATTAAAGGTTCCACCAAAGACCAATGAACCTTTTGTTAATGTGGTTATTGCTTGCCAAGCGTTTCCGTCCCAAATAAACGCATCTTCAGAAACTGTATCGAATAATATTTGACCGTTAAATTGTGCTGTTGGATAACCTTGCTGTGCTATTGATTGAAATAATGCTGTTGATGAATTACTTAGCTTTGTACCGTCAATTGTGTCATTACCAATTCTAGCTGCTGCAATACTTCCAGAAGTTAATAATGCTGCGCTGTGATTAGGTAAATCACTGTCTGAAAGATTAGTAAGAGCAGTAACAATTCCTTTTGCGTCAACAGTAACTTTTGTTCCTGTCCCAGCAGATACTCCTGAATTGCTAACTGTTAAAGCACCATTCCCATCAACAGAAAGAGGGCCACCAGCAGCAATCGAAACTCCCCCAACTGCACTAGCAGTAGCTAATGGCAAATCAGCAGCAGCCAAAGTAGCTGTTCCTGTTATTTGTCCAAAATTATTAAAGGTAACTTTTGTTGCTGTAGCCCCAGTCGTTGTTGCTGCAATTGATAATGCACCTGCTCCTGTAATTGCTAATCCACCTGCACTAGCAATCGAAACTCCACCAACTGCTGAAGTTGTAGATACTGGAAGATCTCCTGCTGCAAGAGCAACACTTCCAGTAATTAAACCTTGTGCGTTATATGTAATTCCTGAACGAGTAGCAGCACCTCCTGTAACAGCATTATTTATACCAAGATTTCCACTCGCTACATTTAAAGACCTATCGATATTTGATGTATTTAACTTTGCTGCTGTAATTGTTCCATCAGCAATCTTGGCATTAACAACAGCATTTGCAGCTATCTTTGCTTCTATAACGGCATTACTAGCTAACGCTCCAGAATCAACAGCGTTATCAGCTAAAGCAGTTGCATCAACAGCGTTTGCTGCAAGCTTCGCACTTGTAACTGCATCATCAAGAATCTTGGCAGTTGTTACCGCATCATCAGCAATTGAAGAAGCCGCTAACGTGCCAGAAAGTTTTGCAGCCGTTACAGCTCCATCTGCTATTTGGCTCGTCGTAACACTATTTGCTGCTAACTCACTACTTGTTATTGCACCTGCACCTATGTTTCCAGCAACAATTGTATTGCTCGCTAT